TGATAAGCAGCAAATGGTATATAGTTCATCTGTGCAAACCAAATCAATGTAGGTTGTACATAAGTGTTTACTAAAGACAAATAATTACCAGCTAAATTACCAGCTATAATATCAGCACTTATTTTGTTGTATAAGTCTGTACCTAATAAATTCTGTATGTCTATTTGTTGTGCAATCTTGATAAATTGTATAAACTTATCTGTATCTACATTGCCATCAAGTATAGAGTTCTTGACTAAATCTGTTCTGTTTATAAATAATGCTGTTGCCATACTAATTCTTAAATCCTATTTTATTCCAATACTCAGCAGTATAACCTTTATACTTCATATCTTTAGGTGCTACAGGTACTTTCTGTGCATTAGCCTCTGGTTTAAAACCTCTTGACCTTGCCTCTGATGTTGTTATAGCATCTCCTAAGCCTTTTGCACCATCTTTGCGTACATACGTTTTACGAAGCCATTTATGCTGGCATCTCGCACCACCCTTGTATAGCCATATAGAATAAGTATCACTACCACCTTTACCAAAACCAGCATTGACTACTTTTTTGTCCATAGAAATAATATCCTCTTTTCTATATACCTTTTTAGCATCTACCATTTTCTTACAGAATGGTCTTGAGTTTGCACTATATCTCTGTGGAGAATACATATATCTAACTAAGAAAGTATTACCTTCTTCTTTTGTTTGTTTGCTCTCTCCATCTTGCTCACTCTCTCTAAAAGGCTTCGCACTACCTGTACTTACAAACTCCCATATTTTAGCAAGTGTGCTTTTTTCTTTAGGCTTGTTTAAGTCTGTTATAACCTCGTCTAAGCCATCTTCTTCGTCATAGTTAACTTCTCTTTCGTCCATTACATCAAAGTCGCTTAGAAGTTCTTCCTCACTTTGTCCTAAGTCAATTAAAGCATCTGCTATATCACTACCTAAATCTTCTGGTAATTCTTTAGCTAACTTTACTCCTGTTTCTTCTTCTTTCGTTTCTTCGTCCTCTACGTTTTCTAAGTCTGTAAACTCTAATGGTTGTAAGGTTTTAAAGTATAGTTTTAAAGAGATATTATTGTAAGCTAATATACTATCAAAGGCATCTATTAAAAGGTGCTGAAATGGTCTAATAACTGTGTTATCCATTAAGGTACTTGCAGTTTGTAACTCATCTGCATTATTACCTAAACCTGTACTATCTTTAATACCTAATAGCATAGGACTAACAATTCTATGTGCTACCATTATCTTTTTGCTACTTTCGTCTGATAAAAATTGATATTGGTTGTGTGCATCACTTAGTTGTATAGGCTCTATTGTTGCAGCACTCTCTGGGTTGTCGTTAAATGCTAATATAAACTTACCAGCATTACTTGACCCACTAAACTTTTGATATATTCTATTCTCTAACATTTGACGTTCCTCAGCGTTTGGAGTTCCGTTGTTAAAGTTAATTAACATACTTGGTGCTAAACCATTAATAATGTTGTTTAAGTGATAGTTAGATATTTCTTCTTCTAACTCGCTATATTGTAAACCACCTTGATAGTCTGGACTTGAGTAATACTTATATCCAGCTCTGTAAGGTTTTACATATAGTATCTCTATGTTTTCATTAGAAAAACCAAAAGATGGTATTCTCTTTAGTTGTGTGCTTTGTTTTACTTTACTCCAATTATCAGAATAATAGTAAGCAGCTATTTCTCCTTTTTCGTTACACTTCTCTGCTCTTAGGTTTTCAACAGGTATATGCTCTACTTGTGCAATAGTTTTTCTATCTTTAGAGTAAATAACTTGCATAGCACATTGACCCATAAGTTTTAAATCATAGCATAGCTTTCTTACGCAATCCTTATGAAATAAAGTAATCATTTTAGCGTATGCCTCTGGCTTTCTATTACTATCTAAAGCATCTAAGCCTTTTCCATAAATCATTTGGCTTACACCATTTATAATAGCGTTGTTTGTAGGACTTCCGTTGTATCGGTCTATTAAGTACCCAAAGTAATTATTATCACTACCATAAGCTACCCACTTTTTGTTTGACTTCTCTACAATCTCTGGACTTGTGTAAGTGCTTAAATTAACTATTCTTAAATCGTTCATAATATAATGTAATCGTTATCAAAGCTATTCTCTGTAGTGTATTCTCCACTATTTACTGAATAGTAATCATTGTTTGTTTGGTTTACTGTCTGGTCTGTACAAAATACTTTATCCTTGTATATAACAGCAGTACCATTTTTTATTTCAAGGGTATAAAAATCGCCCTCTGTTAACGTACCAAAAGCTGCAACAAATGACATATAATTACCATCTGTTGAAGCAGTAGGTGTAATATTTACGTTTGTACCTGTGCTTTCACTTGTAAGATTTACAGTAATTTCACCATTAATAAATTGACGAGGTATTACCTTAAAAGTCTTATCGCCATTAGTTCCTATTAACTTCATACTAATATATAAACAAAAATTAAATATTTTGTATAAAAAAAGCCTCTCTAAAAAGAAAGGCTAATTTTAAATATAAATAAACTACTAAGCTGGACTAATTGGAGTAGCAGAAGCTACATCTGGTATAGTACAGAAGAACGGAGGAAATATCTCAGTTGCTACAGCAGTTAATGTAAACCCTTGTAAATCTCCAGCAGCAGCACCAGTTACGATTGTACCACCAGTAATTTCAGCACCATTATCTCTACCTAATAGTAAATACTTAGTAACTCCAGCACCATTAGGGTACAATTCTACAACATAATGCGCTCTACCTCTATTAAGAAGTTTTATCTCCTCTTGTGTCGCTACATCTAAAACTTGAAAAGTAACGTTTAAAGTACTTTCGTAAAAAGTAGTTCCATTTTCTCTTGATGAGTTTACTACTGTTTCAAGAGATGACTGACCACCTTTTACTTCAAACTTAAAGAACTCAGCAGAGTTGTCAGTTGGTAAGGTTATAGTTCCACTACTATCACTTAAAGCAGCAATAGCAGCACTATAATCTAAGATGTAAATATTTTTAATTCCAGCAAAGGCAGTCTTACATCCAACCCCTCTACCTTTTGTTATTGCACAAGCCATATTATTTGTTTTAATAAAAAAGGGTAGGCAGTTTTGCCCACCCTCTTTATGTTAGTTAATTTAATTTATTATGAATAAAGTACAACGTCTGCACCTACTCCGATTTGTACACCAGCAGTATATCGCATAACGATACGCACATTTTGGCTACCATCATTCTCTGCCATATCAATTACTCTAACTTGGTTTCTGTCATCTAATAGACCAGTTCCAAAAAATAAGTTAGAAGTTCTTGCTGCAATTGCTTTATTAGAAGCTAATCCACTTGTTGGGTATAAATCAACACCATCAAATGATACAGCACCACCTTGATACCACATATGCGATTGTGCATCAACACCAGAGTTAGTAGCAGCAAATCCACCTAAAGCTCTTACATAAGCCTTAAAGATATTTTGTGATACAAAGATTTTTAAATCTTCAGCACCATATACTCCAGAAGGAATAGCATCAACGATTTTACCAAGCTCAGCAACAACGTTAGCAGAAGTTACAGTAGTACCTGTTACATCATTTACAGTTCCATCAGCAGTAGCTAAAGCTGTAAATCCATCAAAATTATCTGCACCAGAAGCACCAGACCAAATCGAAGTTTCAGTAGCAGAAGCAACCTCAGCAGCTACTCTTGCAATTACGAAATCACTAAATAGTGGAGGTAAGTTATCAAATGCAGAATATCCCATTTGAGCAGCTTCCCAATCTTCGTGTAATGTTTTCTTACAGACATCTAAGTTTACTTGTAACTCTTTTGGAGTAAGTATTTTTTCTGTTAATGTTAATGTAGAAGCGTTTGGTTGAAAATCACACTCAGCACCTTTAACAAGGTTAGCAAAAGCACCAACTTTCATAGCAGCTTTGTATTTGATGTTAGGTAATACTGTAATAGCACCATCATCGATTGTTTTAGCAGCCAATAAAGATGCAGCAAGGTATTTCCCAGCAAATTCTCCAGCATAGCTACTATTTGTAATTGTTACACTCATTTGTTTAAATTTTAGTTATTAATATTAATTATTCTTTGCATTACTCTATCAGCTATACTTGGTTTTCTGTTTTTACCAAATTGATAGCCTTCATTATTTTTTGTATTAGCCTCTGGATTTGCCACGATTGGCTCAGCAGATGGTTTGTTTAGTTCTTCTTGTACTTCCTCTGGTACTTCGCTTAACTCAACTTTGTCGTGTTTAGCAAGTTCCTCAGTCATAAGATTTCCTAAATCATCAGCACTTAGTTCCTCACTCATTTCTTCCTTAGGCTCTAACATAGCTTTGATTTCTTCAATCATTTCTTTAACCTCAGCTAATTCTTCCTTAGTAGCATATCCCATTTTTTCTTCTTCATCTTCTTTTGCTTCTACTTCCTCAACTTCTTCTTCTTCTCCAGTTTTGATTTCAGCAATAAGACCTTCTTCTGCTACTACTAAAATACGACCATCTTCCATTTCGTATTCTCCTACTGGTACAGCTACTTTCTCATCTTCTGTTACGATAAAGATTTCATTACCAGCTTCAAACGCTTCTGCCTCAAGGACAGTTCCGTTTTCTAACGTTTGTTGTTCTAACTTAACTTCTTCGGATAAGTTTAGAACATCTTTGATTTTACTAATCATATCATTCGTGTTCATATTAATATATAAGTGTTAAAAATTAATTTTGCATTTTCATTATGTTGTTTTTCCAATTCCTTGCGCTCTTAAGCTACCATCACAGCATTTTATATTATAAGTATTATCTTCACAAAGACACCCTCTACGACCACCTTTAGGACTTGTTTTACTTGGTGTTATAAATTTCTTAATTAGCTTTCTCATTTTATAGGAATACAATTAGGGACTAATCTACCATTTTTCATTTTCATTCCATATTGTT